GAGAGCTGTTTTAGGAGAGGTGGCAGAGTGGTCGATTGCGGCGGTCTTGAAAACCGTTGTACTGCGAGGTACCCGGGGTTCGAATCCCTGTCTCTCCGCAATAATTTTAAAGATAAGAAAAATTATAAAAAAAACAATTAATTATGGGAAAAGAGAAATATAACAAAGAAGAATTATAATAGATAATTATTAAAAATATATCTCCTTAAGATTGTTGGCTCAGTCTTAAGGAACAAAAAGTCAACGAAGAAAATATCGAAGACTCTTTTTCATATAGTTTATTTAGGGAAGATTTGTTTGGCCGACAATCTTCCCACTATGAAGATAAATAAGAGTTGGATGTTGTGATATTTCAGGATGTGATTAAAATAAATTATATGAAAGATAATAAAAAACTAACAGACGAAGAAATAAAGGAAATTATAGAAAAGAAGTACTCTAAGAAATTACCGCATACTAAAGATTATATTAGAGAGCAGCTTAAAAAAGATCCTAACTATAAGTGTAAATTTAGTATGGTTAAGCAAGATTTTATAGATGAATATTATAGATCTAGGGAAAATTCAGAAATAAAATTATATTATGATTTTTCCCAAGTTCCAGAATTTATTCATACTAAATTAGATAAATTCATATTATCTTATAGGTTAGATAATAAACTTTTGGAATATAATACAAATTTTAAAAGTTTAGTCATTAATAAACAAGATCCGAGTGGGGTTAAAGTTTATTTAAAAGGTAATAAAAGACTATCTAAAGCGGAATTTTTAAAGAGAGCAAAAGAAATTAACGGAAATAAATATGATTATTCAGAAGTTAATTTTAAGTATACTCAAGATAAAATAAAAATAAAGTGTAATAAATGTGGTAAATATTTTTATCAGACAGTTAGTGACCATATCTATAATAAAGCAGGATGTCCGAATAATTGTTATTCTAAATTGAATGATACTATTGAGTTTAGAAAAAAATTGTTTATTGAAAGATCTATTGAAAAATACGGAGAGGATAAATATAATTATTCTGAAATAAATTATAAAAATATCGATACTAAGGTAAAAATATACTGTAATAATTGTAAAAAATATTTTTGGCAAACTCCATATCAACACCTAGTTTCTGTATATGGATGTCCTGACTGTGCAAATAAATTAAAAGACTTCACAAAACATGTAGGGCAATCTTATGGAGAAATATTTGTAATGAAAGCTTTAGAAAATTTAAATATTAATTATATTTCTCAATATAAGATTAAAGGAGAAGATTTAGAAATATCAGATATTAGAAATTATATATTAGTAGACTATTATGTTGAATACAATGGTTTAAAATATTTTATAGAAGTTAATGGACAGCAACATTATATAGATAAACCGTATTTTTATGCTACCACTTCTGAATTTAAGGAAAGATTAAAAAGAGATAAATCTATATCCGATTATAGTATATCCAATAATATTATTTATATTGAAATTCCTTATACTAAATTACAAAATTATGATAAGGTATTTAATATAATAAAAAGAATTTTTATAAATCATGAGGATGTAAATACTGTAATAGGAAAATTACCAGAAATTAAGTATAGAAAGGAGGATCAAGATGGATAATAATTTTATAAATCATACAGATCCTACTTCCCTTATTGATTTATCACAGGTAACTTTAGAACAACAATATGCAAAATTAACTCCAGAAGAAAAAGATTTAGTGGCTTGTAAGTTATTAGGAATGAATCATAAACCTGTAGGAATTCTTACATTTATTTGTGATGATTATTTTCTGGGAAATGAAGGAATTACTAATCATGGTAATGCTGTATTTGACTACTGGAAAGAACAGCTTCCAAAAATATTTCCAAGTCCATTAATAAATAAATATTGTTATATCTCATTTTCAGGTTGCATTGGATCTGGTAAAAGTTTTGCAAGTCGAATAATGGGATTGTATCAATTACATAAACTTGATTGTTGTACGAATGCCTATACTTCTCTCGGATTAGCACCGGGAGCAAAATTAGCATTTGGCTTTTTCCATGCAAATTACGATACGGCGGTTCGTGACTTTGTTCAAGTTTATAAACAAATTATGGGTATTAGTCCATATTTCAAGAATATGTATAATAACCCAGCGATAAGATTTATAGCATCTGGACCTAAATCAACAGGTTCAGTTATAGGTTCGCAGCTAATTTACTGTGTATTATCAGAGCTAGGATTCTGGAGACCCGTAGATGCAAAAGCTAAAATTGATGAAGTTTTAGTACGTTATAATTCACGTTTTGCAGCAGTTAGGAAGACGTTCGGAGCCGTAATCTGCGACTCTTCAGCAAAAGATGAACTAAATGGTGGTTCTCAGAGATTTGAAAGCTCAGTTCCAGAAAAAGAGTTATTTAGAATAGCTCCAAGTCATTGGGAATGTCGTCCTGAAATTTATAGGGAAAGTCAAGGAAAAACATTCGATTTTTATAGGGGAGATTCTAAAAGAATGCCTCAAGTAATAGAAGAAGGAGAGGATATTACAGAACTTGATAAAGATAGGATAATAAAAGTTCCTATTCAATGTAAGTTTATGTTTATAAATAATCCTGAGAGAAGTTTGAATGACCTTGCGGGCTACCCCTATTCTTCAAAAGATATGTTCTTTGGAGGAGATATTTCTCATTTAATGAACTGTGCTAGCATAAAAAATACAGCTCCTGAAGTAATAGAGGTAGATTTTTTTAATAAAGAGGATACCATTTATTCAAAAGTAGATAACATGATATTTAAAATTCCAAGAGGTACTCATCTTTTTGTTCATTACGACATAGGAATAAAGAAAGACTATACAGGAATAGGATTGTGTTATTATACAGGAGAGAAAATATCTCCAGACGGTCTTACTTCTTATCCAACTTTTAGATTTCCTTTGCTTTTAGCTGTATCTAGAAAAAAAGGACAATCGACTAGTTTGGATCACTTATATCAATTTATAAAACATCTTACTAAAAATTATACAATTACTTTTAGTGCTGATACATTTGCTAGTCAAGGTATACTACAATCTTGTCAAAGAGATGGAATAGAGTGTAAAACTATTTCAATTGATAGAACTACTGATGCTGCTTTTATGTTTAAGAATGTAATTAATACAGAGAGAGCAGAACTACCTTATAATCTTAGACTATTCAGAGAGTGTAGTGAATTGAGATTAGTAACTGAAGGGAATCATATAAAAGTGGATCATCCTACAGTTAGTAATTGTACAGATTTCGATTATAAAAATATTGAAAGTGAGATGCCAGGAACTAAGGACGTTTTTGATGCAGCAGCTGGAGCACTTTGGAGTTGTTATCTTAAGTATTCTGAGTATTCCGAAGAAGGTTATTCTGTTGGGGTAAAAAAACAACTTGATTCCCTCAGTAAAATAACAGCGGATCCAAGAGAAGAGTCACAAAAAGAACTTCAAAACATGTTGGAAAATATATTTTAAGATTCTTTTTCCATAATATATAATCAATTCCTAGGATGGCCAGAGGAAAGTGGTCTATTGTTCGATCAAGTCCTAGGAACAGAAAAAAAAAGAAAAGAGATATATTTCAATCTCTTTCTTCCATACGTTTTACAAATTCCCATTCTTCTGGAGTAACATAATCCAGAACGCTTTTTGGAATTTCTACTTCTCTATCGTTTAACATTAATTTAACTTTAACAAATAATTTATTAGGAGTAATATCTACATCAGTTACTACTCCATAAAATCCTGTTTTACGAGATTTAACTTTATCTCCTACTTTTAAATTTTTCATAATTTTCTATATTTATTATTACACATATAAAGTTTTTAGAGCTTATGATAATACTACGAAAACAAAAATATAAAGAACTTCCCTGGACCAAAGAAAATATAGAAAAATATAAGTCACAGGAGAATATGTTAAAGCACGCAAGAAATACACCAGGAAAAACGGCTGGAAAATTATTAATAAACCCAGCCAAAGATGAGTTGGTGGGATATATAGCGTGCGAAGAAGATACTATTATTGCTCTAGAAGTTTCTCCGGGGTATAGAGGAAAAGGAATAGCAACTGATTTGATAAATTCTTCTGGGGCTAATAAACTTACAGTATCAAAGAAAAATATAAATGCGATAAATTTATATAAGAAACTTGGATTTGAAATTATATCAGAAACTCCAAAAATATATTTTATGGAGAAATGATTGAACTATAGTATAATTGGCAATACACCAGATTTTGGTTCTGGGATTTCCTGTTCGAGTCAGGATAGTTCAACGAAAGAAAATAATAATAATAACTAATAAAAACTATGTTGAGAGTTAAAAGATTTAGTAAAGTTACTGATAAAGTTAAAGAAATAGGAAAATCTATTGAACATACAGTAACTCATCCTAAAGAAACTGGTAAGAAGGTGGTGGAGTATGTAAAGAAACACCCAGATGAAGCTATAATTCTTGGAACATCTGATATTGTTCCTGGAGTTGTTGCTGCCAAACTTGCAAAAGCTGGAAAAACAAAACAAGCAGCTATCGCAGGAACTATTGCAGCACTTCCTATTGGTGGTGCATATGTATCAGGGAAAATAGCTATTCGAAAATGGAATGAAAAAAGAAAGAAGAATAAATAGAATAGATTCGAGATGTAGTTCAGTAGATAGAACGCTTGGTTTGGGACCAAGAAGTCGCACGTTTGAGCCGTGTCATCTCGACAGATATCGTGGAATTACTAACATGAATTATAAACCTTTAGGAAGAGTAAAAGTCGCGAGTTACTCTTCCACTACTAAGGATGACATGTTAATAATACAAGGATAGTTTGATATCTCGAGAAGCTATAAAATTTAATTCATGATAGATACTAAATTATTACCAGTACCTTTAGAGTATTCTTGTCCAATAGTAATGAGAGTAAAACTTCCCAGAAGAAATGATAGTGGGAGATTAAACTATTATACGTATGTTCCAGAATAATATAATGTTGGTAGAAATTCCTTACACTATAAGTTCTTTTAAAAGAGTTTCTGAATTTTTAAATAAAGTAGTTTTTGAAAATATTGATCCAAGTACTTTAGTAGATTATAATCTTTTATATGAAACTACAAAAGGAAAATAATATAAAATTTAAATTGAAATATGAAATTTATTGCAAAATTGTTTTCGACAATGCTACCTGCATCTGACAGTAGTATGATACCTCGAGATGTTGCGGAATCTTTCTTTAGTAGCCAAGAGTTTAAACAAGCCTTAGAGGATAGAAAGCTCTTTGGAACATTAACACACTTAGCCAGAAATCTATCATCTGCCAAAAATGGTGGTCCTGCAGTATCTAAGACTATAGGGAAAGATGATCTCCTTTATTGCTAATAATGAGAGGCATAGATAAAAAGTTTATGAAAATGTTTTTAATTGCTGGAAAAAATAATAAATTAAATCAGCAAAAATAGATAATAAAATCTATTTCTCAACGACTAGAGTAAACACTAAGAATACCGATTAATTCTTAGATAATATAGTCTATTATTGATTTTAAAATCAATTAGGTTAAGTTATTAATTGGCGAAAGTTCACCTACACATGTGTTAACTAAAGTTTGGTTCGAAAATGACGGCTGGTGCTATGGGGAGTTTGAGGTTCTCTCCGAAGATGGCCTAGACGATGAAGCTATACAAAGAATCAGAAGAGTAAAGGGCCTTCTTAAAAATGGTTGCAAAATTGGAATTTCCTGTGTCGTTCTTGGATATTGGGAAAATTCTAGCGGAAGTGACTATTTAAAGCGTATGGTTGCGCTAAAAGGGGCTGACCTTACATTAAACCCTTCTTGGAAAAATGCGGGTATAGTTTCAATTGATGGTTCTGAGAGCGAAAAAACATTCTCTGAACTTGATATAGAGTATGATCCTGAAGCTTATAAGGATACAAAAATAAAAGTTAAGCAATTTTCTAACTTCGATTCGGGAGATTTATTAAAGTCTTCTAAGATTAATGGAAAGTTTACGCAATTAAAAGCTAAATCATTTTCATTTAATTCTGAAATAAATTCAATAGAAGATACTATCGTTAGTGAATCTGTAATAGAAGAACCTGTTCAAAAAGATTTCTCAGTAATTGCATTAAGAGATAGAATTCGTGAATCAAAGTATTCAACTCGTCAAAGATTTCGTGTATTGATTCTATCTTACAAACAACTTCTAAAACAGCAAGGCGGCCCAGAGAAAATAGATCCAGAAACACTTAAAATCATGAAGTCTTTGTTTACTACAGATCTTTTGGATATTATGAAGTCGATTACACCAGAAATCATGAATGGAAAAAATCCAGGAACATTACTTGGTGCTTCTAGTTTAGGTAAGAATGTACGTAAATAATATGCGTTTTTTATATGAATTGCTGGAAATATCTAAATGAGATAAATCAGCATCAAATCATACTTAGATAAATCTAAAGAAGTGATTTGTTCAACGACTATGTATATAAACTGTCAAAATAGACAGAAGATATAGTCTAAATTATAAATAAATTTTATAAATACATTGATAAGTGTACAAAAATTGTTCTTACCATATAAGATGGCTATGTCTGAGGTATCTAAAACTAATGCAATATCTAAGGCAAGATATCAAAAAATTCAAGCTGCTTATTCTGACTTTGTTAATGCAATGTTAGAGGAAATATTCGCGCCGAAGAATGGTACGAAGAAAGAAGAGCCAGTAGAAGAAGAAAACCCTGAAGAAAACAGTTAAAAGATTATGAAAGTAGAAAGACGTAAATTATTCTCTTCTTCGATTTCTCCACGGCGCAAGTTATTTTCAGGTGGAGTAACTCAGGCAGAATATAAGAAAATTCAGTGTAGAGATTGTGGTTATATTATGGATACTTTAGCCACTACAACTAACTTCTTATGTCCTAAATGTGGAGCTGTAAATAGATTTAATGTTTTAGAAGTTACACCAAGTCCTGAAAATACTCCTGAAGCTGTACAAGTCGAAGTATCAAAAATTGAAGAAGTAGAAAAAGGATTCTCAAGACGTTCGTTATTCGGCGGAGATAATAATGCCGCTGTACAAAAAGAATTTTCAGAACCGTCGAACGAATTTGAGGTAAAATTAAAAGAATTTTCTGGCAAAACTTTAAATGAATCAGAAGTTGTTAAGGCATTTGGTATTTCCGCCGAAGATTTAGTTGAAAAAGGTTTTGCTAGTATTGATGAAGATAATAAAGTTACTATTCCTGAAACTGCATTCTTACAATCTAAATTATTCTCTAAGTTAATCGTATCAGTGACTAAGATTTTGGATTTAGACCCAATAGAAGGACCTAAGGAAGACATAATTAATATGTTAGAATCTAAAGGATCTTTAGGACCGAAAGGTATAATGCTAATTAAAAAAGCTCATTCTCTTCCACTTGAAGAAATGAAAGAAGTTGAGTTTTCTAGCACTGAAGAAGTAGAAGATTGGATTGAAGACTCTGGAATTATTGGAGACTTAAAGATAGAATTTGGTAATTCTGCAATGGGAATCAAAGAATTTACAAAAATCCTAGAAGAGAGATATGATGATGCTCCAGATAATATAATAGATATATTAATTGATCGTGGAGTAATCAAAATTCAAGGAAATCAAGTTGATATAATGAAATAAAATATTTATAAAACTCAGTATGAAAAATACAAGATTTATGGAAGTCCTATTCTCAGCTGTAGAGGATAAGGATGAAGAATTAGCAAAGCAAGTAGCCAAAGATATTGAAGATGCTAAGGCTAACGGCTCTGTTGATACTGAAGAAGTAAAATATGAAAATATCGGTGACGGTAAAGTTTCAGTAACAGACAAAGAAAATGGCGAAGTTACTATCGTTGAAAAAGCTTCCGACGAGGACGATACTTATGATATGTATCCAGCTGAACAATCTGAACAAATCGAGGGATATCTTCATCCGGAAGGGGATGGAGTAACTCCGGGTAATCAGGTAGGTGCAGTTGACGAGGAAGTTGAAAGTCATATGGATGGTAGTGCTGTTATTGCACCAAATCTTCCTGATGGTGGTTTAAATCCAGCAGCTGGTCATGAAGAAAGTGTAGAAATTACTGCACAAGAAGGTCCTGAAGCTGTAGAAGAATGCGAAGAAAAAGAATTCTCTGTAAGTACTGATAATAGCGTAGTTCTTAGAATTTTCTCAGATCAAGAATTTTGTGAAAGATTATTCTCAGAAGTTATTGAATCAGAAGAAACAGCTAAAGTAGGTGATCTTAAAGTAGAGAAAACTGGTGAAAATGAAGTAGTTGTTACATCAGAATCTACAGGTGATCAAGCAAAGGTAGAGTTTAATGGTGAAGATATGGATGTTACTGAGCTAGAATCTAAGAATTTTAGTGAAGCAGAACAGTTTGATCCGTTGTTTGTAGTAGGAGTAGATCCAGTAAATCATGTTATTGTAGATGCTCCAGAGTATGACGAAGCATCAGCTCAAGAATTAGTTCAGAGTTTAACAGAAAAAGGAGTAGCAGGAGTTAGAATTTTTGATAACCCCGAAGACGCTCGTGAATATGCTATCGATCTCTTGAATGGTCTTGGTGTAGTTGAAGATGAACAACTTGGAGAACCTGAACAAGCAGAATTTTCAGATCATACTATTTACTTAACTGAATTCCAAGCTGATAATACAGACTTTATGTGTCGTTTCTTCTCTGAATCTGTAGATAGTATTAGTGCAACTCAGGATGCTATTGAAGATGCTATTGGAAATGGTGATGAGATTGAAACAGATTCTGAAGTTATTACACCTATCGATTCTAAGACTGCAGTTATACAGGATAAAAATAAAGATGAATTTACTAAAGTTAGTTTAGAAGGTGAAGAAATGGAGCTTGAAAAGATAAGCGAAGATCAAGCAGAAGAGTTGACAGATCATATCGTTGTTTCTGAAGAAGAGGAAGACGAAGATGAGGAAGAAGAAAAAGAATTCTCTGATGTTTGGTGTGACGAAGCAGAAACTAAATTTTTCTCAGAAAATGAAGAACTTACTCAGTATATGATTCGTTTGTTCTCTGAAGAGGCTGATTCTGCTGAAATTGAAAGCGCAATCCAAACTGGCGAACAAGTAGAAACAGATAAAGAAATTATTACGCCTATCGATTCTAAGACTGCAGTTATACAGGATAAAGAAAATGGCGAATTTACTAAAGCTGAGATGGATGAAGAAGTTCTTGATGTTAATCCTATCTCAGAAGCAGAAGCCGATAATCTAACAAACAGTATTGCAGTAGAAGATAAAGTTGAAAATCATGAAGAAAAAGAATTTTCTGAAGATATCTACTGTAATGAGGCAGAAACTAAATTCTTCTCTGAAGGTGAGGAATTTACTGAATATATGGTTCGTCTATTCTCTGAAGAAGATGGTCATTGTCCAGTAGAAAAAGCTATTGAAACTGGTAAGAAAGTAGAAACAGATAAAGAAATCATTACTCCAATTTCAGCTACAGAAGCAATTATAGAAGATAAGGAAAATGGTGAATTTACTAAGGCTACTATGAGTGAAGATGATATTGAATGTCATCCATTATCAGAAGAAGAAGCTGACAAACTTGAAGAACATTCTATTGATAAAGAAGAAAAGAAATTCTCAGGAGATTATGAAGATCCTATTCTTAATAAATTCTTCTCAGATGTTGTAGGTGCAGTTCCTGTTCCTGCTGGAGAAGTAGATCCTAATACTCCTGTAATTCCTTTAGCTGATCCTAATGCTGTAGCTCCTCAGGAAGTAGCAGTTCCGGCAGGTGTTGCTCCTGCACAAGGTGGTGCTACTAGTGTTGAAGCTATTGAAGATAAAGCACTTCAGGCAGTTCAAAGTATCCAAGCAGTAGCAGAAGAAGCAGCTCAGCAAATTATGGAAGCAAAACAAGCTCCTGCACAGGCTCAAGAACAAGATCTTCAGGAAGCTCAGTTCTCAGAAAAGAAATTCAGTGATACAAATGATACTCTAGTATCATGGTTGACTGGAAATAGTTTTCGTAAGTAATTAAATATAAATAGATAGGTTTATGGTTATCCTCAAAAACTATTTTACATAAACTAAAAATAATAAAAACATTATATACATTATGAATACACAGTATTTGCAAATGATGCAGACTCCTTCAATGATGGAGGCTCTTATTAATAGCTCAGTATCAGCAGAAGATGCTAACCTTCGTTCTCGTGAATATGCTAAGATGTTCTCTCGTAACGATGAAATGAAAGATTTGTTTGGTCTAGGTAATGCAGGTAATTTGCTGCAGAAGACTTTCTCTGGTTATGCAGAAACTCCGTTGCTGTCTACTCAGTATTTCAATGCTTCTGTAGCTTCTTATGTAAGCTCATTCGCAGGTTATATGTCTATCGAACGTGACTTTGATCAGCCTAATGGTTTGTTCTATTGGTTCGACGTTTTGGGTGTAACTGATATGCGTTCTGTTATTCCTAACTTAGGTCCGGATAACTATCAGGATATTCAAGCTATGGGTAACTTTACTTTGAATATTACTCCGACTACTAATGCTGACTACTCTTCTTTGATTGGTCGTAAGATTATCCCTGGTACAGTACGTGTTAAGATTGCTACTGCAACTGAAAAATTCGAATTGATCGATAATGGTCAGGGTGCTTTCATGGCTGTTGCTGGTAAGATTTCTAACGGTACTATCAACTATTTGAATGGTCGTGTAGAATTTACTTTGGCTACTGCTTTGGCTGGTGATGCTGCTACAGAAACTATCACTATTGTAGGTAAGGAAGATGTTACTGGTACTCCTTGTAATACTATTGGTGCTTCTAATGCACATGCTAATGATAAGAGATTTATCGCTAAGATGCAACAGCTTGGTTTGGCTACTGTACCTGATATGTTGGTAGCTGAATATAACATTGCTGCTTTAGGTGCTATGAAGAAAGCAACTGGTTCTGATATGGCTACTTTCTTGTTCACTAAGCTTCGTGAATTGTATACTAAGGTAATTAACTATAAATTGGTTTCTACTTTGGAAGAAGGTTATAATGGTAACGTTATGGCTGACTTGGATTTGACTCAGGGTGCTATGACTGGTCAGTTCATGGATTATCGTTCTAGAGTTGACTTGTTCGATGCTTACTTGATTAATGTTGAAAGTGCATTGGCAACTAAAGCTGTTAAGGGTGTTGATGTTACTGCCTATGTAGCTGGTAATATGGCATCTAATCAATTCCAGAAGGGTGGAATGATTGGTAAATGGGAACGTAATACTAAGATGACTTATATCAATGACCTGTTGGGTTGGTATAATGGTATTCCTGTACTTCGTTCTACTGATATTGCTGAAGCTCCGGGTGAAGGTACTTTCTATGCAATTCACAAAACAAAAGATGGTCAGATGGCTCCGCTTGCACGTGGTATCTATATGCCTTTGACTGATACTCCGACTATTGGTAACTACAATAACCCAACTCAGATGGCTTCTGGTATCTACTATCAGGAAGGTACTAAGTATATGGCTCCTGAATTAGTACAGAAGGTTACTTTCAAATTCGGTATCTAATTAAACCATAAAAATCATTTGGATCGTTAAACTCTCAGATCCCTAAAGAATAAAATGATTTTAAACAAAGAGAGGGATTCCCTAGGTCTTATAGACTTAAGGTTCCTTCTCTTTTTAATTTTTACAATTATGGCAAGTACATTTAGATTAAAGAGAAAATTATATTCTGATGATAAAGGCGGAATGAGTACTGGGAAAAAATTAGCTTTAGGTGGCCTCGCAGCAGGTGCAGCCATTCTTGGGGCTAAAAAAGGTGCATTTGGTGCTAACATAATGGCTAAAACTAATACTGGACTAATGAAAGCTGGTAAAGCTGTTGGAGGAAAAGTTGGAGATAGAATGATGATGTCTGGAGCTAAGGATTTTGGAGTTGCACGAGCTAAACAAATTGATAATGCACTTTTAAAGAAAACAGGATCTCAGATGACAAAACAAGCTTTTAATGCAAAAGCTGATCAAAAAGGTATGCAGGCACTTGGAAAAATTATGAAATAATTATGGCAACTTATAAGCTTAAAAGAAAAAGTTTTGCATTTAATCTAGCAGGTCAAGCTTTCAAATCTGCCGGACAAGCTTTTAAATCTGGTAATACTATGCAAGGTATTGGACAGGCAGCAAAAGGTCTTGGTAGAGGTGCTATTGGAATAGGTAAAGGGTTAGGTGTTGCTGCTGCTGGTACTGCTGCATTAGGTGCTGGTACATTCTTAGCAGCAGAAAATAAAGCTAATAGTTAAAGAAGAAGTTAATCCCTGAAAATTAATTTTAAAATATTAAAATAAGTTTTATGAGTGATGTAATTTACAGAGGTCTTAAACTCTCTTCTAATAAATGTAGGTATTTTCAAGTAAAAGAAGGACAAATAAGCTCTATAGTAGAGGATACTTCAAGATCTACTCTCACTCTAACTTATTCTCCAGGAAGTACTTCTGGAAGTTTATCAGATCTTTTAGGAATACCATGTACTGAGAAAAGAATTGACATGCTCCCTACAGGACTTCCTAAATTATTTAAAAATACTTATGTTACATTAAATGGACTTAAGTTAAGAAAATTAACTTATGATCCACATACTATTAATATAGTTATTGTAAATGACTCAGAATCTAGAGTTATCCAAAACTATAATTATACAACAATAGTAGTTTCGGAAGGAGATTATAAAAATCCTGAGTTTATAAATTTCTTGTTTTACTCTGGAAATCTTATATATCTTCAACCTATTGGACCTAGACCAAGCTGTTATGAGATAAGAAATTTTCCTAAAATTATAATTAGTTCAGATGATGTTACACTTGAATCTGAATCTGAAACAATATTTACATTAAGAAGGAAATATAATGATTATGTTATAAGAGCTGTAGATTATCAAGATCAATTTATTCTAGAATTACGTAAAATTTTAGATGATTATGGTTTAGAGTTAGTTAGAATTAATAAAGAAACTACATTAACTAAAACATCACATGTTGTTTATCAATTTCTTCAGACTCCAGTGAAAGATAATCATCCTAAGTATTCTGATGATAAAGTAATGCAGCATAAAATACCAGTTGAATTTTATCTAAGAAGTACTGATATGCCATTATTCTTTGACTTTAAAAATAGATATATGAATGTCACATTACTTACTAATTTCTGTGAATTCAAAACATCAGATAGATATGGACAAAGATGGACAGCTGCAATAAAATGGGGAGGAATAACTGAAGATTTTAACCAGACATATCAACAAGATGATAATTCAAATTTCTCTTATCAATGTCAATTCAGATGTGAACTATTTTTCTATGAAGTAATTGATGATAGATATAAATTCCTAGAAGAAATAGTTCAGAATATAGAGTTTGAACGAAATAATCCAGATTATCATTATGAAGTTCCGGTTGATACTGAAACAACAATTATAAACAAAGGGTTATGATAAATTTTAGAAAGAAGAAATACCTTATCCAAAATTTAATGCCGGACGCTATTGAATATTTAAAGAAACAAGGATTACGGCCTAATATTATAACTCCAGAGCAAGCAGATAGCGTTAGTAGAGTTAATTCTAAGGCTATGGTTTTAGTTTCATTTATAAAAAATGAGTCTGGATATTATCAAATTCAAGTACAGGATAAGGAATTATACAATTATACTCAAAAATTAATCAAAGATATTTTTAGAATGAGAATAACTGATATTAATAAAGAAACCAGAGTAATCACAGCAGAAACTGATCACTTAGGAATAGCTTTTGATATTATAGAAATTCTCGCTACAAAATATAATTTATCAGTTGTGGCATGATTAAATTTAGACAGAAAGAATTTACAGAATATGATGCAATGAGAAGTCTTTATGTAAAACTTATGCGATATTCTGATAGAAATAAATTCGGAGTAATAGATACTAGTGCATTAATTCCTGTTCTTAGAGGAAATAATGTAGTAATCGAAAGATTTGTAATTAGTACTTCTATGTTTGGAAAAGATAAATATAGAATGTATCTAAAAATTGGTGCCAAAGCAAAGTTACCAGATGAGGTTAGACTTCCAGGTAAAACATATGATAAACGTCTTGGAAATATGCAATTAAACGTAAGTCATTCTATATTTGCGCCAAAAGATAGTGATCCAAATTGGAATAATAACAATAATGGAGGAAATAATAATACTTCTTTAGGAGACACTTCTGGACCTAGGAATGATAATCCTGAAGAAAGAAGAGGTGGAAAAAAGAAAGAAAAGAAGTATTCAGAATTTCCAGGATCAATTTTAGAGCAAAGAGAATTTAAGAGTAAAGGCGGTGATAAACAATATCCCTATCTATCTGGTTCATTCTCTCCTTCCTTTGATCTATCTTATGAAGTTTCTGAATTGCTTGGAGAGGCTATCAAATATGATAAAAAATCAAGATCATTGGTCTTAGAATTCAAATCTATCGAAGATGCTATTAATGCATTGAATATATTACCCTTCGGATTAGGTTATAAAATATATTTACTTAATGCATGATGATTGTAAAGAGATTTTCTCAAACCAAGATATTAAATACTAATAACCCAGCTCTTGGTTTCACTAAAGGGAGAAAATATGATACAGATATGGATAGACTGGGTAGAATGAATACTTCTCAACGTGAATTAGCTGGAATCGGTAATTTAGGAAAAGAAATGAGAAAATTAAATCAAGAATTAAATCGTGGAGGAAGAGGTAAATGGCAAGATACAGATTAAAAAGAAAATGTTACAATGCATTAACTGAAGCTGCCGGAAATACACTTGGAGGAGTTACAGAAGGAGTTGGTAAAGCTCTTGATAATAAAGTAGCCGGAATCGCTGGTGGTGTTTTAGGAGCTACTAAATTAGGAGGAACTATTGGAACAATGATAGGGGGACCATTTGGAAGTATTTTAGGTATGGGAGCTGGTTATCTCTTAGGTTCTGCAGCTACTAGAGGTCTTGGAAAAGGTCTTAAAACTGCCGGTCAAGATATGCAGACTTAATTATAGGAGGATTTAGATTATGATTAAGTTTAGACAAAAAGAATTTTTTTGGGGAATGGCTTTAAATGCTGCAGGGGCTATTGGTACAGGTCTTTCTCTAAAACAAGGCTCTGATCAAATGAAACAAGCTGAGGAACAAGCAGCACAGGCAGAAGAGCAGAATAGAAGAATGACCAAAGCTTTAAATAAAATTGCTGAAAATGCAGAGAATAATCCACAAGCAGCACAACAAGCAGCAGATGTAATGGGACAAAAACAATTTGCTCAGATAAATTTTGCAAAACTTACGGCAACTCTTAAAAATAATAAAACTTTAGGAAATGCTAAAGGTCTCGCTAAAGATGTTGGTAAAATTGCATGGAAAGAAAAAAATAAGCTGATTGGTGGAACTATGATGGGAGCTACAATGGCAGGAGCTTCATATCTTACTGATAAAGCAATTCAAAAAGATATGAAGAAAAATGGAATGCCTCTTGAAAAAACCTACTCTGCTGGATCTATAATGAAAGCAGTAAAAGGTACTGGAAAGGTTTTAGGAGAAGCTGCAAAAAAGAATAAAGGAACTTTGATAACAATGGCTGCTCTAGGTTCTGCTCCCATGGCTCTCGGATACTCTGCTGAAAAAGCTCAATATAAAGATCAAATGGCATCAACTCAGAGAAACTATGCAGTCCCTGGAGTAATGGCAGTTAAAAGATTACTTACTGGCGCTTCTAAATCTGTAAGAAATTCACAGATATTTAAAACTCCTGGACAAACAATTTTAGGTGGACTTTCTAATTTATCTGGCGGAGGTGGTCGAAAAGGTGTATACAAATTCGGTCATCAGTTAAATAGATATGGAAAACACTCAGGTTCAGTATGGTCTCAAAAAGCAGGTAAATTCATTATGGATAACCCCAAAACAGCCTTAGCAGGTAGTATTCCAGTCGGTGCTGCAGTTTTAGGAGCAACATGGGGAACTGGAGAGAAAATAGTAAATAAAACAGCTCGGGCTCTAGATAAAGATGCTTTCAAATATCAAGATTCTAAAAATCAAGAAATACAATGATTATAAAAAGAAAATTATTCACTAAATACGACGATACTGATAATCTTAAAAGAATGAAGGATTCAGATATTCTTGCTGAAAAACCAAAACAGGCTCCTGGATATGGTTCTGTAGCTGGGGCTGCTCTTGGTGGGGCTGCTCTTGGTGGAACAGTTGGTGCTGTTGCTGGAGCTTTTGGAAAGAATAAGGCAGGTCGTAGTTTACTCGGAAGAATGGGTAAAGGTGGAAAAACTGGATTAGTTGTTGGTGGTCTTCTAGCAGGTGGAATGGCTCTTCGAAATAGAAATAAACAAGCTGAAAATAATGAATGGTATAATAAAAGACTTAATTATGCTCAAAGACAGGCTAGACGAAGAGAAAAACAAGATTGGAAGACGAATATGACTCAAAGAGATGGTTATTCCTATTAAAACTAATAAAAATTATGGCAAAATTTAAACCAAAGAAAATAATCAGAGATGTAAAGGAGTTTTATAAAAATAATCCTACGGCAAAAATTACTACTGCCACTGCTGGATTTTCTGGAACTAATCTTGCTATTAATGCTACTAGAAAAAATTCTGATAAAAAATATCAAGAAGAACAACTAGAAGCAATGGATAAATTAACTAAAGCACTTGGAGGAGTTAATAAAACTTTAAAAGAGGTAGAAGTAAAAGAACCTAAAAAGACAACCTCTTATAAATTAAAAAAAATCTTTTCCGAGAAAAATGATAATAATATGATTACATTTAGAAGAAAAGACTTTAGTATATTATCTGATACTGTTAAAGGAGCTATAATTGGTGGAAACGTAGCTACTCTAAGTTTACCATTATCCGGAAAAGATGCTAAAAATATTAAATATGAAGGAAGTAACCCTACTTTCCGAAAATTAAATACTCTAAGTCCATTTGCTAAACGACTTGGAGTAGTAGCCGCCGGAACATTAGTCGGAGCAGCTCTTGGAGCCTTAGTTGGTACTATAAAAAAAGGTGATGAGGCTATTTCCAGAAAGTTAACAGTTGACAATAGATTAATGGATAGAGTAGTAGAGGATCTTAAGAAAACAGGTTTTAAAGAAGGCTCCGATTTTACAAGAGATCCTAAAACGGCGGATTCTCTTAAATCAGCAATAAGTGTAGCTATAACAAGAAATTCTGGTGAACTTAGACTTCTAGTAAATACAATAGCAGATAATAAACTAAAAGATATAACAAAAAACATAATACGAAATCTACCAAACTCAAGTGCAGTAACAGAAGAAAGTAAAAGTAGATATAATGAGATTTCTATAACTACTATATCTGATGGAACCGCTGATGTTGGTTTAATAGCTGGAATATGTGAAAAATTTATAAGAAATAAATATCCAGTATATCTCGTAGAAGTTAGTTAAATAAAACAATTAATTATTATATTTAAATTATGGCACAATGGACTGAAACTCTCGAACCGTATGTAAAAGTTATAGAGAGAGTACATACCGCAGCTCTTAATCCTACTGCAGGTGAAAGTTTAATTATCGGAGTGACTTTAATTTCTGATGCAGGCCCAGCAGTTCCTACACTGATCTCTAGTCAATCTGAATTCTTAAAAACTTATGCTTCAGGGGACTTAACAGAAGATTATATGGCATCCTTGAATAATCTTTATCATGATGCTAATAATACAGGAGATAAAAATGTAGCTGCAACAATGTGGATGAATGCTTATAGATTGGCTGGCTCTAATGTTATGCTGGTTTGTAGAGCATCTAAAGCTAACGATATCTACTACGCTAAACCCATGACTAAAACTGATTATAGTACATATATCCTTAGAGATGGTGCTTTAATGAAGGGATTTAGAGATGCTGATAAAGGTGTCGTTAAGTTTGTTCTTGATATTGATGGTGATGATGCAGAACATGATCAAGATGGATGGTCAATTAATTTGAATGGAGTAGGTATTCTTGGTAATCGTACCACCGATGATGGTCCTCAATATGATTACTATGTAAGAACTCTCCCCGACTTAGTAAATCAAATGAATGAAACTAATAAATTCTTCTCTCCATCTTATAAATTCTTCACAGATCCTAATAATATCATCTCTGAAAATGAAACAACTGATCCCGATAAAGCAAAGGCAGTTGTATTCTATGAACTTTATCTAGGACAGGATATGCTAGATACTTCAGACTCTAGATGTCCACTAGGAAAGCAGTATATCGTGATTTGTGAACCTGATTGGACTAGTGATAATCCTAATCAAAAACTTATAGATATTAATGCTTCCGCTTGGTCTGGTTTCGAAGAACAGAAATATTATGCAGTTAATCAATATAACTCTAATACTGATCTGAGAGTTAGAATTAGACGTTTTAATCATGATGCAGTAGTTACCAAAGAATTAACTAACCCCGCTTTGAACGAAAACTCTGATTCTCCTTATATGGTACTATCGGCCGTTCTAGATACCTATACTAAGAAAGGAACAGTAGAACCGTCAGAAAGTATCCTACAGCGAGATTTTTATGAAGTCGCTGTTCTTGATCCTAATATTTCTGACGAAGTACAGTTCTTTAATATAGGTAAAGTAACCGGCCGTGGAGATATGGAAGTATCAGAACTCAATGAACTCCTAAGTATGATTCAACTTCAACTCCCTGACGATATGAGAGAGCTTGGATTGAACTACTATGGATACGGAGCTGATGATAAAGTATGGGTAGAACTTGATTCTAATGACCCAAATGCAGGTTCTTATAAACAAACAGTTTCTTCAATGACTGATCTTTACAACTCAAAAGGTATGTCAGTTGGAGATGTTTACCGAGTTGGATCTGGAAGTTCATATAAGTACTATGAATATCAAGAAAATGGTGGAGATCAAGTTTATGCAAAATTAGGCGTAGATCCAACTGAAACAGATATTCTTGATGTATCTGAATCGGATCTTAAGAAAGCACTTGACGAAATCAACATTCAGGAAATCTATGTGGTTGAAGGATTATGTGACCTTGGAAATACATCACTAAGTTTCCAGAATTACTTGGCTAATATGGCTATCAATTCTAACTATTTCTATCCAGTATCAACAGTTCAGAGCACAAATTATATGACTATCGCTAATAATGCAACTAAAATAGCACAAGATTCATATAAACTCTATCTGTCTGCACCTTGGGATATCGACTCCGGTACATTTGGATGGAAATATTATTGCTCACCTGCTGTTATTTACTGGGAAGCTGTGGCTAGAAACCGTAGAAATAATGCAGAATTTGCTCCTGTACTTGGACAAACTAATGGTATTGTTCAGTATCAGAGACCTATGACAGAGTTTAATAAGAAAACTCGTCAACTTCTATTATCTAAACGAGTAAATACCGTACTCTGGAATTATCAAACTAATGCTTGGAATATGAATGATAAACAAAATTGTCCAATTTATTGAAATTGAATTTTTATGAACTGCTGGGATTTATATAAAAAAAAATAAAAATCAGCAAAAAGGATTACTAATATAAATCCTTTCTCAACGACTAAGTATAAAAGATAAATAAATTTTATTATTTTTCAAGATATAGTCTAGCGAAATTACCAAATAATTTTCTAAAACGAATTATACTAAGCAAAGTGTGGATAATATTGTTTCAGATGAAGGTAACTCTCGTTTAGCTATTCGTATCTCAAAAGCTATGCCTGTATTACTTAAACAGTATATAGGCTGGAGAATTGCACCAAAACTTTGGGAAAGTGCGATTGGAACTATTGACTATTGGTTCAAATCAACTATTCTCCCAATGTCTTATAATATCGATGATTACCGTATTATCATCGATGAGACAAATAACCCTGTTCAAATTCAGCGTAAATAATTGCGCCTTGGATTTTTATATTACCGAGAAAAATAAGAGAATTGCTGGAAGATAATAAAATAAATCAGCAAAGAAAGTTTACAAAAATTTTCTCTCAACGACTATGTACTTATTAAAATGATATAGTCTGATCTTAAATATTAATCTTATATTTAAGTTTAACAATAATGCAGAATAAAATGGTGGTTAACGTTTTGGTTAGATACCAGAGAGCTTTGAAATATGTCATCGTAAAGTATATGCGATTATTATACCAATTGCTGGAACTTAATAAATCCAAAGAATCAGCAAAAATAGATATAATTCTATTTCTCAACGACTAGATGTATAATTAAAATTTCATGAAGATTTTAAAAGATATAGTCTGAACATGAGTAGATAATACTTAGCAAACATATTGATATCACGACATTTTCGACGTTGGTATGGATCTTGCAGTCTCAGAGTACGAAGATACTAGAGGAGCAGCCCTTGAATAATAAAAACTATGATAGTATGCTGGAGAAATCTGGCATACTATCCTTTATAAATAATAGAATATGCAAAAATTTACAAAAGATGATATAATAAATAATATTATTTCGAAATTAACTAAAGATATCGAATTCCTAGGATTAGAAAACTATTCAAAAGATATATCTACAAAAAAACTAAAAATTATTTTAAAATGTAAATTACATAATATAAGTAAAATTATAAAATATTCTAGTTTTATATTAAATGGATGGCATTGTCCTGAATGTTCAAAAATAAAAAGAACACTTCCAGAAAATATAGCAATAGAAAGAATACAAAAATCCATATTAAAGAAGAATAATGAAGGGAATAATATATCTTTTTTAGGATTTGTAAATTTTTGGAAAGGCTCATCAACGAAATTGATTTTAAAATGTAATATTCACAATATTATTTGGAAAACAACAACCTATAATGGATTTATTTCGAATAATTTAATTGGTTGTCCTGAATGTTCAAAAGAAAGAAAAAAAAGAAAATTAACTAATTTAGAAGCAGAAAATAATATAATTGAATTTCATAAATCATCTTCCATAAATGAATTGTCAATATTCTATAATATTCATAATAGCTATACAGGTTATAATTCTCCAGTTGAATTAGTTTGTTGTAAACATGGAAAATTTTCATGTTATTATAGTTATTTAATGACTGATAAAAGTAGAAATATTATACTATGTCCTAAATGTAGAGAGTTATTTGAACGTGAACAGGAAAAGAAAAGATATTATAATTTAATAATAAATAGAGTAAATTATTTAAATAAAAAATATAATATATCTTTAGAATTTTTAGGATTTAAAGAAGAATTCAATTATCAAAATACATATTTAATACTGAAATGTAATATTCATAATCATATTTGGGATACTACTAGACTAGGTATATTTTTAAAACATGAAGGAAAATATTGTATATATTGTTCAAAAACTAGTAGTATCTCGTTTATGGAAAATTCTTTATACTCTATTTTAAATAGTTATTATTTAAACATAATTCGTCAATATAAATTAATAATAAATAATAGAATATTTCATTTAGATTTTTACATTCCTGAATTAAATACTATTATAGAATATGATGGAGAACAACATACTCATTGGATAAAATATTTTCAACCTACATATCAAGACTTCGTAAATCAAGTCAACCGAGATAGATGTTTAGAACAATATTGCAAAGAAAATAATATAAAACTTCTTCGAATTTCCTATAAAGACAATAATAGAATCCCTGAAATCATAAAGATATTTTTCGAAGAAGGAAAAGATATAACAACAAAAGTAGAACCTAAATTATTACCAGTATTATATCATGGATAAAACATTATTAATAGATCTTAAGAAGAAGTTATTTATACGAGCAGCATTAGTCAATTTAACTTCTCTTGACGAAATTTTAGATTTAAATGACTACCTTAGTGCAGATGAAATACTACTGGAAATAATTAAGGAGTCATTAAGAGAATTTGAAAATACTCTACCATTAGTTCTGGAGATGAAAATGAACCGTTCTCAGATGTGTAGTTGTGAGAACATGGGACTTGAAGGATATTGTGAGATTAAGAGTAATTTTACATTATTTCTTGATTGTAAAATATCGGAAGATCAGATTATATTAGTTCCAAATTCTATTCCTATGTACAGAATAGGTTCTATATCTTATCCAGCTCCAGGAAACTATACTTATTTTACGGATTATAGACGTCCATATGTTTTTATGATGGATATGCCTAGCTATGATCAATTTTATGTTAGGGGAATATGTAGTCGACCAATAATTCCTGACTTTCTTCCTGATAAAACGTTTAATCCAGGATCATCTAAAGCAGCTATTTATTGGCTGAATATAGAAGAAGGATCAAGGGGTACATTTTTCATGGACCTTACATTATGTCATTTATTGAATTACATCAGAAATCTCAAAGCTTCTTTATTGCTCCCTGGTGTTTCTATTGACGTTTTATCTAATATCGACCCTGCATATCAAGAGCTTAGATCTAGGTGTGATAATTATATACTCCAATCTGGATGGTATGGAGATTTACTTGTTTAATATATAAATTTATGATAATAAAAAGAAAGTTGTATTCTCTTGCAGGAACTAGAATATTAGCTGGATTTAATAAAAAAGTTCTTAGAAAGGCTCCAATGGCTGCAAAAAGATCTGCCATAAAAACACAAAATAAAGTTCTTTCTGGAGTAGCAAGAGGTTTAAATAAGGTAGAAGGAGTAAAAATGGCGGCAAATCAAGCAGCCATTAATCCAGGAAGAGTTGTAAATACTAAAATAATTCAACCATCTATAGAAGCACCTATAACTTCTATAGCTATGAAAACAGTACCTATTCCTGGGACATCTGCTTTAGTTAGTGTAATAGGAAAACCAGAAAAAACTATGTGGAAGAAGATTGGAGTCGGTGATAAAATATCTAAGGCTGCATCTAAGTATGTAGATAGTAAAGGAGGCAGAGTTGTAGAAGATGTAGTAAATAGCTCAACTAATTATTTAAAAAATCTTATGGTATGACAAAATTTAGACAAAAACAATATACAATTCCGGAGGGTCACTATACAGGTCCAAAGGATATGGATAAGGTTCCAGGAGCTATAGAAGTAATCGGAAAATCTGCCTTAGCTGGTGCTGGGATAGGGGGAGTTACTGGTAGTCTCCTAAAAGATGCTAGTATTACTAGTGGTGCTATAACTGGAGGTAAATATGGAACTATAGCGGGTGTAGTATTAAAATTCTTCTTAAATTACCTACACAATCCAATGTCGTCTGTTAAGTTTCAAGAGGTAGATAAATTAATTCGTCGTGAATTTGGTATTTATAGAGCTTCCGGAGTAACTATAGGAGATTCATTAGATAAAAGAGCAAAAATAGATGAGAAGTTTAGTTTTAATGATCGAAATGTAACAGCTTATAAATTAAATTTCTCAATACAAGATAATTCCATTACTATGTATACTTTTGGAATGACTTCTAAGGAATTGGAAAAAACTTCAGATAGTTTAGACTATTATTGTAAGAAGTATACAGGAATGGAGTATAGTAGTTATGCAATCAATTCTAGAAATAATTCTTATTCAGTAGCTATTGTGTTTACAAATTATCAAGTCATTGCCAACTTTATAATGGAATTAAGTAAAACCCTGAACGTTAAGATAAATTTACTTGATAACAAAGCTTTAGTTGAGAATAGGATTAAGGAAGTTGAACAGAAGGATTTTTCGGTTAAATCTTTAAATAAATATGATCTAAAGAAGTTTATTGGAAAGACAGGAAAATTTTTATTCTCTGGTAAATCTGAAGATCTTATGGGTTTAATTTATAGTGCTGCGGTAGCTTTTTCTAATGATTCTGATATAATTCCTACATATCGAGGGGATTTTGGAAATAAATACTTAGAAAATAGCCTTAAAAGACTTCGTTATGTTGAAGGTTTAGATTATACTGTTGGAGAATTTGGTGGAGATACTGGTATTAATATGTCAATGATCTCTGGAATATTCGTAATAACAGTGAATAAAGAGAATACCGATGAACTTAAAAAGATTGATTCTATTTTCTGGAGTCACTTGAAAACAATGGTAAATAGAGTAGATACTGGAAAAGTAGTTGTATATAACTACACAATAAAAACAAGAAATGAATTTGATTTTATCTTAAAAAAATTCATGTCAACTGATGTAAAACCTAATATATTTGAAAAATGATAGTACCTAGAATTCGATATTTTTCAGATTTACAAGCTAGAAAGATGATAACGAAATTAACAGGGAAATTGGATAAAGATCGTATCGGGGATTATGAAGTTTCTAGTAAAATTCCCAAAGATGTAATTAGTATATATCCTGATCCATCTTCAATTAAAATATATATTCCAAAAGATCTTGAATATAGTCAGTACGAAATTGATGATTTCATTAGATCTATGGCAGCTCATATTAGAACAACTACGATCCTAGAGAGAGATATATATGTAATGAAACTATCAGGATCTCTTACTTTTGAACAGATATATAAATTAATACGTGAAATAATTGATACAGAAGAATTTTGTACTATTATTGACTGTGATTAATCTTTAAACTAAATATATACTATTATGGCGGATATGATTTCAAAAAACTTAGATAAGGCAAATAGGCTTTATTCTATTGGAATGAAAAATATAAAATTACAATTAAAACTTCTTGGGACTGAATTTGTAGTACTCAGACCAAAGAGTAATTCAAAATGGAAAAATGTTTTTGGAGGTACATATTCATCAAGTAGTACATTAGAGAACGATTATGATCAATTTACTACAATATTGATATTAAATCAGAATGAACTAAGAGATGTATGGAATCGAAACAGAGATAATCTAGAAGTATATACAGATGATGGATCTCTTGAAGTAGGGGATGAATTACAATATACTCGTGGAAAATATACATTCAGATTTAAAATATCTCTTAAAATGGGTTACTCTGAAGTAGCTGAAGTATTCTATGTTTATACATTGAATAGTATTATTGAAACTTTAGATATGTAATTATGAGAGAAAGAAATATAGAAAATGAGATTCTGAAGCAAAATAAAATTCCTGGATGTGATCAACTTACTAGACCTGAGGAAGTAAAAGCTCTTAGTAAATATCTTAAAAGTATTAGAACAACTCAAGAAAATCATACTTCCCTAGAGAAAGATAATCTAGAACTCCCTGGAAGAACAACAGGGAGGATTCCAGAAATTAATTCTCTCGAAGATCATATAGAGGGATTAGATGGGGTTCGTGGTATTAAAAGTCTATATAAAGAATCATCACGAGAACCACTTTCTGATAATAGAAACTCTGACTCGGCGGAAAATCATGGGTTGTATACAGAAAAGACACGTGAAAATCTGTATGATCCTAGGAAAACAGAACTAGAGAAACATCGTGAGGATATAGTAAATAAAAAAAATATCCTTGAACCAACCCTAGAAGACCGCCGAGAAGAATTAACTGAGGAACCAAAAGAATTAAAATCTCTAGGTACAGAAAAGTTAAATCTAGAAGGAGTTAGAGATGTAAGAAATCTTTATATAAATACAAAAGAAAATCTTAAGGTTCCAGAAAAAGATCTAGAGTTAGGAAAAGAAAGAGAATCTCTTATTGATAATCACAACCTAGAATTAGATCTAACAAGAATAGACCTTGAAGGATTTAAAGATTTATCATACAAAGAACAGCTCGAAGTAGATTCTAAAAATGAATTAGATACTACTCGAATATCTTTAGAAAAAACAATTGAAACTTCTGAATTATCTAGTTATAGAGAAGATCTTAAAGAAACGCCGGAGGAGTTAGATGAATTAGAGAATCATAAAGAGTCTCTTAGAAGTGGGGAAGAATTAAAGAGTTTACCTGAAGATAAAATAACTCTTGGAGGTACTGTAAAGGTATTAGAAGAACTTGGAAACACTAAAATAGATTTGGAAGGTACTGAAGAATCTGAGATATCTACTTTAGAGGATTATAGAGAAAACTTAAGTGTAGAAGATAATAATTCTCTTGAAGATACTAGGGTAGATCTGAAAGGTACTGTAGAATACGAAGCTTCTGAGTTAGAAGATGCCAGAATAGATTTAACCGGAACTAAAGAATTCGAACCTAAATCTTTAGAAGACGAGAGAATAAACTTAGAGGGTACTAAAGAATATGAATCAAGTTCTTTA